CCGGGTGATGATAACGGTGCCCCGTACGGCGATACTGTTCCAGCATAACCAGGAGTACCAGTGTATAATCCATTTAGTCCCGGTAAGTTACTAGAACCAATTATCCCAACACCTGTCGTAGTTGTTGTGGCAGATGGTACAAAGATGCTATTGAGTGTACTATTAATAACTCCGCCTAAAATGCCGACTCCAACTTGTCCCAATGTTTTGTTTAACACCGATCCTAAGTTTGCATTTTTTAGATTGTTAATTGCTCTGTTAGCAGATAAAATTGTGCTTAGTATGCCGGCGCCATTTGGACCATTGTCTCGTCGATCAGTCGCTAAATCTTTAGCAGTACCGTCTATTACTCCTAATAAACCGTCGCTAGTATAAATGTTTGTAGTGCTATCACTAATAGGACTTTGTTCATTATCGTAATGTAATAAACTAAAACCGTTTACGTCGACTGGATTAATCCAACCTGTAAAATACTTAACACCTTCATATGCTAGTGTCATTGTATTTTCCATAATACCGGACCCCTCTGCAGAGCGATGTTCGCCGTGACGCCAACTAGTAATATATGGATTAATTAACATGTATTCAGTAAACCGTTTACCGTGTAAACTGAATATTTGAATATTTCGAATGAATGATGTTAAACCGTAGTTTCTAATAGTATATCCAAAATCATTACGGCTTTGGTCAAACGGTCTGGGAACATACTTGTGATCTCGTCTATAAAAGGGTGCCGCATGATCGCTATCTCTATAATAGTACGTATAATAGTTGTTCCAGAAATTTGTAATTACATCTGCACTATCGTCATGGAAGGTAATTGTAACTGGGTCATAACTAATTTTACTTTGACTAATGTTTTTACGATTATAAGCGTTATACGTTTTTGTATCGATTGTAAACTTTGGAAGTTCTACCCCTTTAGCCATCATACCAACTTCAAACTGTTGTACAAGGTCTTGACTACTAACACCAGTACCTAATAAGTTGTTTAAAATATTATCATCGACGTTGATAGCAACATAATATAAAAATGTTTGTTTCGGAGCTAAACGATAATTGTCGTCTAAAAATAATCGTTTGGCGTGCTGGTAGTCGCGAACACCTGTACCTGCTTTTAACGGATGAAGACCTGAATTATATAGTGCCATACTAATATTTATACGTAAAAAAAGCCCGGAAATTTCCGAGCTTTCTTTTTATAGTTAATACACGATTAACCAGTCGCTGTTGAACCGTTAGTACGATCAATTGCTGCACCAATACCAGAACCTTGCGGAACTTGTAGTGCGTTATCGAAACGCATCTGCATAGTAATTGTTGCGGCTTCGTTTGAACCGTAGTTAACATCGTTATAGTTAACGTTAGTTACAAAACAACCGTACATTTCCCAAGTTTCTAAAATAACAGGCTCGTTAGCACCGTTAGCGCCGTCTAACATTTCTAGACGTGTTACAAACTTGTAATCGATACCAGAACTTGCAGAACTTTGTTCCATAAAGTCAAATTGCTTCTGAATCTGTTCGCCAATTAAGCGAGCAACACTACCAGTAGCATCGTCACGGAAGTTAACAGTAACCATTTCCCAATTTGGTTTACCAGCCAAATACACACGCGAGTTGTATACTGGAATTTCAATTGGATCAAAGTTCACTGTTGGGCGAGTAAAGTCAATTACTTGCTTAGTTAGTTCTGTTGTTGGTTGTGTAATGCCAAAATTCTCGAAAGATACGCGAAAGCGAAACTTTAATTTTGGCATTAACAAACCCTGGGCGGAAGCACTTTGGTTTCCGCCCAGTGGTACTGTAAATTTAGTTAATGATGAAACTGCCATATTATGCTCCTGTTCCTGGGTTAGCTGCTACTGCTGTGTTATTAGACTGTAACTGACCTGCGTTAGTTAGTCTAATAGGAATGTAAATAAACTCAACATCCTTAGTTGGTTGTACTGCAACATCAACCCATAGCTCGTTTGCAGCTATACGACTTGGTGTGTTGTTAGTTGTATCACATACTACTAAGTAGTCTGTAACACCACGCTTAGTTACTAAGTCATTTAACAAGTTCTCAACAACTGCTTTAACTTGGTTGCGAGTAATTGTATCGTTTGGTTCAAAAATAAACGGACGACCAATCTTGTCTAACTGGTATCTAATGTAGTTAATTAAACGTGCTACGTTGATACGACTTAATGCTGTATCTTCTCCAGACATTGACTTGTTACCGTAGTTAACTAAACCAATTCCAGGCAATACTGTTAATGGGTTAACGTCGTTGTTATACATAACATCACGTAAACCTTGACCTACTCCAATTGACACAAATGCGCCACTTGCAGAGTCAACGTAACCGATTGCATCTAATGTATCAATACTACCGCGACGTGCGCCAGCTGGTGCAAACCATGGATAACTTTGATTATCGTTCTTAATAAACGTTCTAATCATCGCAACACTAGCCGGTACTACAACTGCATTACCCGACAAATCTGTAGTTTGTCCATGTGGATAAAACACTGCCATATACGGGCTTCTATTTGCTGCCGATAGCCCGCCTTCGTTTGTTGCAGCTTCGCCTGCAGAGTTATTTGCCCAAGCAATAATATCTGTGCCTGTAGCAGGTAAACGCAATGGTGTATCACCGATTACAAATGCTGTTAAATTTCTGTCTGAGTTCAATGTTAACATATTTGGAATTAACTCTGGGTATCCAGGGCAAGCAATAATGTTAAATTGATTTTGTTCTTCGCGTAATGCTGTACTAGAATCGATTGCAGATTTCAATGCAGCTACTACAACAGAACGTGTTGCCTGACGTCCAAATTTTGGAACAATACCTGCTTCATCGTAACCGCTTACACTAACCCAAGTGCCTTCATATGCAGGCAATTCTTCGTTAGGATATGCAGCTTGCGTAAAGTGTTGTGCGTTCCATTGTTTTACATTATAACCGCTGGCACGTGTGTTAAACAATACCATACCACGTGGATACAATGCAGGGTTAGGTGCATCTAAATCTGTATAATCAGATGTTGTAAGTACGTCTATCCCTGGTAAAGTGCCTAATGCTGGATCAACGTTAGCACTTGTTCCCCAACGTGCATCAGCAAACACAATACCGTTTTGGCTTAAATTATCAGAATTGTTAAACAATACCCACTGATTAACACCGTTAACACTTTGATATCTAGATAGTTGTGGATAATTTTCTAATCCAGTGGCGCTAGTGTCTAACCACAAATCACCATAAACTAAAGGATTTCCATTATCTTGTGCTGCTGGTGCAGTACTTGATACAATTACACCACCGCGGTTAGTAGTTGATAACGCATATCCGCGAATGTCGGATGTTACATTTCTATAACCTTTCCATGCAGAGCCAGTGTTAATCATAATATCAACACGTGTCGGATCTTGCCAGTACCATAGTTTACCGTCTGGTGCATCAGCATATGGAGTTGAAGCAGAAACTGTATAACCTGATGTTCTAGCTAACGGACTCCAGTTCGATCCTAACAATACTGGATCTAATGTTGTTCCGCGGCGACTTTGCCACATACGCTCACCGCTAGTTGTAAGACCTAACGCAGATAAAGTAGCTGCGTCGCCAACAAATCTAAAATCACCACCAGTAAGATGAGTCATTGTAAATAATCCATCACTAGTAACTGCAGCACTAATATTTGGAATGTTTTCTGCTAAAATCGCAGCTACCATATCAGCTGGGGTACCAGAACCGCCTGCGGCTATAGTATATAAATCACTATAACCAGTTGTACCAGGTTGTGTAACTTGGAATGTGATAGTATCAGTTGGATCTACGTCAACTGCTGTTGTTGCTCCAGTGATTACTGTAGTTCCAGTGTATTGGCGATACCAAATACTAGAACTTAATGTACCATCACCATAAAGATTGTATTTTTCCCACATTGTACCTGCAGGAATATTTGTTCCGCCGCCAGTTGGATCGTATGCGTATGTTGCATCACCGTTACTGTAGTAATTTCCTACAGGAATAGTATTCCATGCTTCAGTAACTGAACTATATTGTTTCATTACATAGTTCGAACCTAAACCTAATGCAGAGGTTTTAACCCAAATAGAACCACTTGGACGTGGCTGACTGTCTATTGCCAACCATTCAGGTTGATTAAAATATGTACTAAATGCTGTTGTTGGTGCCCAATATTGTCCTGCTGTAATACCTAGTGTAGTACCTAAACCTGAACTACTAAAACTAATATTTGCAGATCCATCAGCATCAACGCCGTTACTTGCAGA